CTTTGATTTCTTTGGTTTCTTCTGCAATCAATTTGTATTGAAACTCAATATCTTTGAGAGATGTTAGTTTATGCTTATTTGCAATTTCATTGAATGCATAGCAGTCTAATTGAAAATCTGAAATGTTGTAGTTTTGCATATTATTCCTTTTCTAGTTTACGGATATCTTTTAGTTCACGAATAGCGTCTTCTGCTGCATTCTCAAGGTATGCCAAAAGAAACAATGGCAGTACCAAAAGCCAGATTAAATATAAGACAGTTTTCAGATTGTGGTTAACAAGCCATTTTACCCAAGGACGAAACATAGAAACTCCTTTCAAGAGACAAAAAATCCCCGGTTATTAGCCGGGGTTGTGAATTAAATTGTAATCAACGAAGTGTTGTAACTGCAATTATAGCAGAAATCTCTTACGCAAGCAAGCTATTTCGCTTTTCTTTTGTAGTCTTAGACTTTCGATGACGATGCACAGCACCACAATCATTGCATCGAACTTCATCAAAAACATTCAAAGATGTTTCAGTTGTTCGACCAGTGTATTCTACATCAGCACTACCGCATACTCTGCAACGAACTAAGTCATCATCAAAATATAAAGCAGCATTGAAGTCAGAACCAGCACGACCAAGTTGGCGAGTCCGTAGGTACACATCATACAGCAAATCAACGTCTTGTTCGCAATAAGTCACCATATCTTCCATAGCTTGTACATCACCTTCTTGGACTCTACGCCATAAAGAGATACCGCCAGTACTGATCTTACGACCTAAGCCAAAGAATTCACCGATAGCATCCAAGCGGTTACTTGGCAGCTTTAGATACTTCTTAACTAACTGTAGTGTATCTAATACTTTTACTTGAGGCAACGGAGGAAAACCACTTGCAATTGCACGAGTCTGTACAACTTTATGATCAAAACCTTGTGAGTTATGAGCAAGAACAGCATCAGCCTCTTCGTATAGATCGAATAACTTAGCCACGATACGGCTATCATCCTTGCGTTCTACTTCTGCAGGAGTTAGATAAATACGATGTGTTTCATATTCACCCAACCAGCGCCAGCAAGCACACAGAATCCAACCACCATTATCTAAGATATTATCTTGAGATAAATTGACTTTGAAACGACCGAATGTAAGTGCAGTTGCAGCTGCAGTTTCGGTATCGAAGACTAAGATTTTAGGACCAGTAGGTTTAAAAGCTACATCCTGTGGATCATATTGCAATTTAGGTTCTTGTCGTTGGAGTGCATAATTAACACCAGACTTACTGATATTTAAAGATGCTGCAATAAATCGAGAAGAATAACCCTCACTATTCATTTGTTTAATAAAATTAATTGTGTCTTCTGAATATTTCACTGTAAATTACCTTCCGTAATAGTTGCATCTTCTTTAGCAATCCAATTTAATGCATTGAATCGCCCATCTCGTTCTCTACTCCAGTAAGCATTGTCATCAATGAACTGTACTTCAAACTCTTCGCCAATATGTTTTGAGTACCACAATAGTGGATTTTTACAAGAGATTACTTTAATTTTCATACTTATCGTAAGCTAGACTTACGCCCTCTGAATAGTAACCATTTGATGAACCATACCAGCGAATATCAACCCAACCCTTGGCTGTAGCTAATTTATAGAATGTCCATGTACCTGATTCACTTGCTTCAGGATCATCATTGCAAGATTCTTCTGCAAACAGAATAGGTGAACCAACTAGGTCAGTTAGATCACCAGTAATATCTTCAATCGACACATTTTCACAACAATCTTGTTCATGATAGAACTTGAAAAATTCCTTATCATTTTTAAGAATAAGTTCATCACCGTTGTCGATCACTTCTGTGAATACTCGTCCAATCAAATCGCTCATAGTTGGTCGATAACCATTACCCCAACCACCTTTTTGTACTTCTCTAATTTGCATCATGTATCCTTTACTGAGTTTATAAAGAAGCAGATTGTATCATAGCTGAACTCTTTAGTCAAGATGGCTTTCTGAAATAATTTCTTTCGTTCTACGCCGTTCTTACCTACTGGTTGTTTCATTGCTAGTAGTACAGCATCTTTTTGTGCTTCTTTTAGCTTATTAAACAGAGTATTTACTTTCTTGATCCAACCCGGATGCCGCCATCTTCGGTCAGGCTGGCGCTCAATATACTCTGCACACTTTCGTAAGAACTCGGGTAAACCATCTGGATACCAATACAGGTATCTTACCGCTAAGTTCTCTAATTTTCCAAGAGCAGCATTTGCTTGCTTATGTGCAGCACCACGAACTAATTGTTCATGATCATGCTTGTGATCTAGTGCAAAATTATTACTAGCAGTTGGTATTCCTGTAATTGCACATAAGCCTTCTTGCTCTTCTATTAGCTGTTCTCGGACCTTCTTTACGTCAGCTGTATTATACAAATCAATTGTCATAGATACACACCTCGTTCTGCAGCGAACTGGATAAAGCTACTATCATCATCCATGCTGCGTTTCATGTAAGCTAAGGTCCAATACATCTCAAGCATATCAAACCAGTCGGCTTCTTTATGCTCTACATTATGACAATCTGTATAATCAAAAGGTTCTGGATATAAGCGTTTAAATTCACTGATTACTACCTCTAAGATTTCTTTCTCAGTACTAGCTTGCTCTAAAGCTTTCATTGCTTTTGCAGGTCCGTACTTTACATTAGATAGCTCATAACCTTTGTAAGTATCTGCACTGTCTCCAGCTAAAACTTGAAAAGCTAGAAATTTTAAACCATCACCTTTATAACTAGTTTTCTCTTTCCATAACGAGCCTATAACTGGTATTACTTTACCTTGCCATACATCCTTAGTGAAATCCAAAACTTCAATGCCTTGTGATTGTTGTGCATCTTTATCTGCAGAACAAATGATCGGATAATTACCCTTGGCTAATTCTTCATAAGCTCTGATCGTAATCATATCATCGGTTTCGATACCTTTGATCATTTGAGCTTTATGCTTGACTTGCATGTACTTTCGAATGTCTGCTAATTGTAATGGCTTTAGTAGATCATCACGGTTGTCTTTATATGGTGTAGGAAGGGCTAGAGCGTTTCTAAACGTCTTTCCAGTACCAAGGTATAGCTCGACTCGATCAGCCCACGTATGCTCTGTTAAAGACGCTATGATGGACTTTACATTGCGTAAGGCGAATCGAACAGAGGCTGCAGTTTGCACATCTTCAATCTCGTAAGCTTCTTCCTTGTATTCAATGTCTTTCTCTTTCAGAAACGCTTTCAATTCCGTTCTAGTTTTAAATATTTTTTCTCGTCCTGATTTAATGTGCTTTGCAATAATACTGCGCTTTTCATTTGCTGCAGCATATCGGTATGCAATCAAGTCAGCATCCACGATAAGGACTCTTTCTGACATAATTCTCCTTAAAAGAAAACCCGTAAGCTTTCACCTACGGGTTCTATTGATTAGCTACGAGCGATTTGTACTGCAGCTAGTGTTGATTCAGATTTTTCAACTAGTTCGTCTACTTTACCTTTTGCAACAGCTTTTGCTACTGCAGATAAAATAGCAGGATCAAGACCTGAGGCTTTAGCTTCATCCTTTACTTCCTTGATTTCTTCTGCCAATGATTGTTCTTGTGTATACAGTCGTACCAGTTTAGCGATTGCTTCTTTACTTTGCATTTATTAACCCTTTGAAATAGTTGGTTTGTACATCCATGTGAGATTCATAACAATTACAGCTAACCAGCTATAAAAAGAATACGGAATACTCAGGATAGGGAACAGTGTGTTAAGCGACCAGATAATGGCAAGTGGTCCGAATGCAATAAGCACAACTGCAATAGTTAGCAACAGTACAATTGCTGCAATATCTTTATTTTGTTTAGTCATTAATTTCTCCTATTTAGTTAAAGGAGGGGCCGAAGCCCCTGCGATTAGAACGGGATATCGTCATCCAGATCATCTGCAACTGGCGCAGGTTTAGCTTTAGTGGCTTTTGCTTTCGTTGCAGCTGGAGCTTTTGCGCTTTCTGCACCGACAACATCATCGTCAAATTCTGAACCGGCTTTGTAGTTACTTTCTGATTGAGTGTACTCAACAAGATTAGTTACCAAAATATTCTTCAAGAACAGTGATGCACCACCAGTTGTGCGCTCAAACTTATCTACGCTAATAGTGCCATAAGAACCATTACCGATAAGTTTAGAATGAGTAATATCAACTAAGGTATTACCAACTTTCTCATAAGCTTTAGGTTGATATAGCTCAGGAACAGGCTTGCCTGTTTTACCAAGTTCAATACTCTTGCGAAGAGTGAAAATCCATACGTTTTTACCATCGCCTTCGGGAGGTGCAACTTTATAGATATTTTCAAACTCAGCACGTTTGACTTTCTTCAATGAAATCATTGTGTCTAGTTCTTTGGCATAAGCCTCTAGATCATCTGCATAATCTTCATCAGTGATTACTACGCTTGCTTTCCATTCATCAGGCTTCTTAGGTGCTCCGGGCTTAACCAAAGCTTTCTTAGGCTCATGTACAGAAACATAGACTAACATACCACTGATTTTTTCACGATTAAAACTCATTTAATACTCCTTTTATTTACTATAGGATTGACTTCGGATTGTCCAATTAGGACGACTATGTGTGCTAGTTTTAAGGTCTAGCAACCTAATGCCTAATTATACCAGCTATGGTACAAGAAGTCAATAGTGGTGCGACAGGAGGGAGTCGAACCCCCGACCAAGGCATTATGAGTACCCTGCTCTAACCGTTGAGCTACTGTCGCTTATTTTATTCGTATACAGTAACAGTTCTTTGTACTGGTTTTACGATTTGAAAGTTTTGGTAGTCTGAACCGTAATGTGATGCGTAGTAGCCATAGAATTTAACTAGGACTTCATCAGTTCCTTTTGTAAATTTCCATACGTTCCAATAATCAGAACCTTGGTCTTCACCACCATATTCAGCTACACTTACAGCAGTGATATCTTTAGCATCCAGTACAGATGTAAAATGGTTTGGAATATAGTCACGCATAAAGCATTCTTGAACAGAAGTGCCAGCTTCACGCAACATATCTGTAACTTCAGTATTAAATTCAATGGTCATATTATCTCCTTATTTCTTTTCAAACACAGTGATTGTTTTTTCTACAACTTTTACTTCATAGAATTCTTCATAAGTAGAACCTTCATAAGATGCATACCATCCATCAAATTTAATGAATACTACTTCATTTGCATTTGAGAAAGAATAGACACTCCAATAATCAGAACCTTGGTCTTCACCACCATAACGGTCTTCTAGTTTAAAAGTAATACTATTATCTGAAAGTTTCTTTTTAAACTCACGCACTTCTTCAGAATCCCACGTATCACGCTTAGGATCAATCCCAGTATGAAAGAATTCACGTTTAACTTCATTATCTTCTTCATTTAAGAGAGATTTGATTAACTTATTTAACATATTACTCCTTTAGTAAAATTTGTTTAACATTCTCAAACTTAGCAGAATCAAACATCTCCAAAACTTCTGAGTAGTTGTCAATTGCATAGTCTCTAAACCAACCAGAACATAGTGTAGTACAAATCTTATTAACTGACTTGTAAAACGCTAGTTTAGCTGGCGCTTCCCAATCGGTAGGTACTAAAAACCTTTCGGTTGAGATAACATAAGCTTCTTCTGCAATGCATCTAAGTTTGTCTGCATGGCTTAGATTGTACCACAGATTTTTATCACACCATGCTAACTTTGAATCTTTTTGCAATTTTTTATACAAAGGCTCTTCACGATAAGCAAACAATTCGTGCAAGTAGTCATGATTATAAACCTTGGTCACTGCATCATCAAAGAAATCTTCCACTGTTTGCATCAAATTAGGATTACCTTGTGGATAAGCCGACATTGTAAGCTTAATGCGCTTATTTAGTACAGCTTCATCTTTATCTGTAAAGAATTCACGATAGGACTTTAAATGCTTATTGTATTGCGTCATGTGCTTTTCAAATTTACGATCACGCCACAAGTGACTGCGCTTTACAATTGCAAGACCAATAGGGTTAACAACGTAAACTCTTTGACCTCCGATTGTAATGTAGTGCGTACTGGCATAATTCAATAGATCGTAGTTACCAATTGTATCGAACGTATGATTTTCAATACGCAAGGCACGATCTTGAATTTTATGTTCGCTAATAATATCCCAATCTGAATCAGGTCTTACTTTAAAAGTAGCACTCCAGTATTGCAATGCTTGGGAACCAATCAGTAGATTTTTCATGTTTACTCCTTAGTTATAGTAAGAGATATTAACACAACTCCTGCATGTGGGAAGCACTCGTTTGTTAATCTGACACACCACCATCACTTTTATCTCTTACTATAACCTCTGGTCCCTAAACCAGTATTATAGTGTCTTTTCCTATTGGACGACAATCCGCAGGTACAGAAATCCAAATGCGAAGTCTACCATTACTCGCATCTTTTTCCAATTGCATTGCTGCAGGTTGATAGGGCTTGCACCTACCTCGGGTTGTGCTCACTTCTAGGGAATGTGAAGCTTGCAGGGAACCGGGACTAAATTTTATTGGTGGACAAAAGGAGAATCAAACTCCTGTCTTCCTCCTATGCTATTAGGAAGTTTCGCATCAGCATCAGATGATCATTTCAATTTGTCCGTTTACGGTGAAGCTGGAAGGACTTGAACCTTCGACCCGCCTAGTGCATATTTATCTAGAAAACGTAAACACTATCGACAGTAACCTGCCTATGACTCTACCAACTGAGTTACAGCTTCATGACTGGTGCGAGTGGAGGGATTCGAACCCCCGACCAATGGTGTAGAAGACCAGTGCTCTATCCAACTGAGCTACACTCGCTTAACCTTAATTATACCACAGTTTCAAGCTGCTGGTCAACTAATTTTCGAATTTCTTCAAGAGTTGTTTCTTTCACAAGAACGCCATCCTTGAATACTGTTTGCAAGCAACCTTGAGCTTCTTGCTCTTTTGTTTGCTGATCATAAAGGACGAAATTATCACCTTCACGTTCAACTCGCAATAGACCTTTGGCTGACTTTTTAGTTCCACCGTCTGTTACAGGGTCTTTAAACAATTCAGTAGCTTGACCATTGATTTCAGCATAAGTAGCTTTCATAGCGAAACCATAGCTGTCACGGGTCACATACTGATATGTGTAAGAACCTACACCAAACACAACGTTACTGGATGCGAAACCTTTCTCTTTCAATCGGCGCAAAATATCTTGAGCACGTTCTAGAGTAATGGAATCACCATAAATCAAGCCTACACGCTCATTGAGCATCTTGTAACCTTGAGCGTTGATTGTACCACCAAAAATATCCCACAAGCACTCTACGGCTCCTTTTTGTGCAGGTGTTAATTCAACTTCTTCAATCATTGGTGTATTCCAACCATCAATATAGTAATAAGTTTTATCGTGACGATTCCACTCTGGAAACACAGTAAAGTTATAGTACTTGTCTTTTACTTTAACCACTTGAGTATAAGAAGAAGCTCCGCATTCATAAGCAGTCAAATCTTCATTTTCAGCCATAACACAATCTTGTACAAATAATTCGGCATCTTCCAGAGATTTGGCAACAATTACTTCAGTACCGCAAAGAATATCTGCAGGATCACCGCTGTCAGGACGGAATACAACTTTAGCTAGACCAATCTCGTTAGGTGTACGATCTAAAATTTCTTGCTTTAGATTCGCAGAAGTAACAGTCAGAGTGTGCCAGAAATCCCAAGTATCGCTAACAATACTCACTACACCAGAAGGATGTACTTCAGTGATCAAACGACGGAATGTTTCTTCTTCTGTCTCTTTACCACCAGCACACATTACAGAGTGCTCTGTAGCAGGGACTGAACCACCAACAAACGTGTTTAGACCACCGTAGTAAGCTTCCAGATAGTCAATAGCTGGAATAGTGTCAGTACCAAGGAATGAAGCCAAGTGACCACTGGCACTAGATGCATCAGCAATACCACTTAGACCACGATAACTGAAGTCGTGACCTTGCCATAGAACAAAATCCAAAGGAGCACCAGTATCTTTAGCAAAACGAGTAAGAATTTTGCGGTATTCAAACGCAGTTGTTGCTGTAGTGATTTGCTTCCACAGTTCATTACTGAAGACTGTTTCCAGATAGTTAGTCAACCAGAAGAAATCAGGTAGTGTATTTTTCACAGTAAGAACTGGAACTTTAATATCTACAAGAGAACCCTCTGGTAGAGCTTTGATTTCAATAGGCAAGTAACCTAGATCATGCAAAGCTGCAATATGCAAAGCGTCTACTGAGCCTTGGCCTAGTGATGTATTCATGCGGCGATTGTATTTAGCAATGACTTCTTCTTTTGTGCGATTGAAAAAGTTCTCGTTAAATTGCTCAATCAAGAATGACTTGATGAAACCTTGCAAACCATAGAACAAAACTTTAGTTGGTTTATTGTCACCAGCACTTGGAGCTAGTTTGTTAGAGCGAGGTGTGAAGTTACTGTAGATAACTTCTGTACCTTTTGGGTACATAGCTTTGTGACCAACTTTATAGAAGTCACAAGCGGTGATTGGATCGATATAAGTCATAGTTCTCCTTAAATAACAGTTACAGATTCAGCTTCTTCAACCATCTTGTTCATCAGGTTGTGAACATAGATTGTATCATAGTATTTGTACAAATCGACAACACCTTTAGAAAAAATTCCATGTGTTACGTACAGATTCAACTTACCAATGTTTGGTTGAGTACGGTCAAGCATTTCGGCCAAAGCAAGGAAAGTTGCTCCACCATCACAAAGATCGTCAACTACGCACACATCACCTTTGATTTTATCATAAGGAAAGTCCACATAGGTTACTTTTCCATCTTTGCGCTCTTTTAGGATTGTAAACACTGGAGTTTGAAACGCAGAAACTTGGTAGTGCGTAATTACTTTATCTTTGGCTCCTTTGTCTGGTGCAATCAATGCATCAAAGCGAGGAAGATATTTAGCGCACTCAGCTTGGGTTTTATTTTCAAAATAAGTTCCAAAGTAATCAAAGACTTTCAGAGATACATCACTGTGAGCATCAAAAGTGACAAGCTTACCAAACCGAGCAGTAGAAAGAATATTTGCGAATACACGCAATGCAAAACTTTCACCAGTAGAGCATACACGATCTTGCCGACCATAAGGAAGATATGGCATGTACACATCAATATTAGTCCAAGAAATCTCTCGGGAGATAGCATCAATTAGATTTAAACACACGAATATGTCATCCGAAGTAGGCATAAGCGCCCAAATTTGCACTTTACTTTGTGCTTTAATTTCAGGGATTTGTACTCCAACTTCTCCAGCTGGAAATTTCCATTGCTTGAATGCAGTTTCAATTCCGTCAACTTTTAGCTTAATCATTAGTTGTCCTTTCGTTTTGATTGTCAGATTGTAGCATAGAAAAACCTCTCAAGATGTTTTCTTTGATATTTAACCTAGCTAACTTGTTCAGATCATTTTGAGGCATAGACATGCTGGAGCGCAACATGCCTTTCTCATCGTACTGTTGAAGAGTTTGGTACTCTTTATTGTATTCGTATCGATTCATACTACTCCTTTATGCTGCATAAGATATTGTAAAGCTTTTTTCAAGACCTCAACATCATCTTGTAAGAATCCTAAACCTCTGTTGCATAAGTTACAAAGAAGTCCTCGATTTTTTCCTGTTACATGATCATGGTCAACTGCAAAAGAAAGTAATCTACCATTATCAACTCCCTCTCCTGCAGGATTGTCTGTACCACAAATGGCACAACAATAATTTTGATCTTCAAGAATTTTTTCGTACTCTCCTAGTTCAAGGCCATATTTTAGCATGATCCAGCGCCTTTTATAACCTAACCAAGTGGGATTCTCCTTCTTAGGGATATTTCTATTTCTAGATATTCTTCTCGCTTTGTTATCACAAGTTTTACATCTATAACCAAAACCATCTTTCTCTCTTGAAGATTTGTAGAAATGTTCGTATTCCTTCTCTTCTTTGCATACTGTACATACTTTCATTAGTGACATTGCCCCCAACTTAAACCGGGTATATATTCAAAACCTAGATTAACTCTGAGTTTTAGTTCCTCACAGGCTTTTTGAATACCTATTTCAATACATTCCACAGGTTGTGTTCTTAATCCAACATATGGCCCTTTTGAACCATGTCCAATAGCACTACAACCAACATTTGCTTTCACAAAATCCTTAGCTTCTTCCTCTGTGGCAAAGTTCTTAACTTGCATTAAGCTAGGATGGCAAGCCATTTGCTGTTCATCATGCATGTGAATCAACCACCAGACTTTCACATCCTTTTTAGTGTCTTTAAATGGATCACCAAGTATTCCACGCTCTTCCATTGCTTGAGCAAGTCTAACTGCAGACCACTTGGCTGAAATAGCACCACCAGACTGGAATAGAACGTTAATAAGGCTGTGTTTACTGCGAGTTGATAGCAACCTACCATCAAGTCCCGGAATGCTCTTCTTGCCACTTGCTTCCCATGTTGCCTCGACTTTTTCTTTCAGTTCTTTCAGTGCAGGTACAGCGTCCCAATAGTCATTGAATAGACGTTGACCTTCATCTTCACTGATCCCAAGCATCTTGGACAGTTTCTTTGGTTGTGCTCCGTAAATAGCTGCATAGCTGAATGACTTTGCAGAGTTACGATCAATCCCAAGTTTACGTGCATTGATACTGTGAATATCATTAGGCTTTTCAGCAACCAAAGCTTCTGCCAATGCAGCACCATCCGTATATGGCAAAACATAGTGTCCCATTACTCGTGCCTCTAAAGAAGCGAAGTCGTAACCTAATTGCCACAAGCCTTTACCACAGCCAAAAAGATTACGCATTTGTTCACCATATAGCGAAGTAACACGAGGAACGTTACACACAACCTTATGACGATAGCGACCAGTATTAGCACCTAGTGTATCTGCAGGAGTAGGAATACGTCCATCTTCTCGCAATGCACTGATAAAGCCTGTCATTGGCTCACCATCTTCATCCAGTACACCACCAGCAATAGAGTTCTTACGGTGACGATACGTATAGTAATGCACAACGTCTTTTACGAATTCTGCTTTCTGGCCAAGAGCGATCAGATTGGGACAGATTTCTTTTTCAACACCTACTGTCAATTTTGGTGTAGTTGGCAGATAGATCGGCTTTGTACCATTGATTTTCTTCATCAAGAATGCACGTAGATTTTCCATCTTAACGTCCAGTAAATCCAAGCGCAATTCACGGAATACAGACGTTTCTGTCTGCTTTACATAACGATCAATAGCTACAATAATTTCTTCATAGTTACGAGCAGTTTTATCTTGCTTCTTGACAATATCACGTTCCTTAACTTCCGAAGGAACCCAACCCAATGAAATCAGATAGCCTTTAACCACATCAATATCTTCAATATCAGCGTCAGTTTCAAACTTCAAAGGTTCATCAGTAGTAATTGGGAATGCCTTACCTTCAAAGGTAATCGTGCTGTGATCTTCTGAAATTATAGCATTGTGCTTTTCACAGAATTTTAGCAAGTGAGCAGACAATTCACCATTCTTTTTAAAACGCACCTTAGGCATCTGGTACTTACCAGCTTCGACTTGGGACATGCGTTTTTTAGGTAGCAATGGGTCTACTGTCTTAGCAATATTTTGCATAAGCTCAGTAAGTTCTGCTAAGTTCTTTTCAGCCAAAGCTAGATTGAAATCGAAACCAAACAATTCTTGACGCAAAGTAAGATCGGTAAGTTTAATCTCTACAGAATAAGGTTTGGACCAATTGTGCTTACCTTGCTCTTTGAGTAGTTGCTCAAGAATAGAAGCGTTTACGCTAGTGTCTTGGATACAGTAATCCAGCATCTCTTGAGAGTAGCGATCCCACTCTTCAAAATGCGTTTTGTTATTGCCAAGACGTTTACCCCATGCATCAAGACTGTGACCACCAAGGCGATCAGCATTGAGTAGTTTAGACCATAGCAAAGTGTCTGTGATAGTTACAGGATTACCGAACAAAGTACTAGGTTGACCGGGATAGCCAATACGATAGTCTAAAACACCGTACAGCATAAGCACAGGTAAGTCGAAAGCAACAATATTGTGACCGATAAGCTCAGTGCAATCAGCCAAGATGCGGCTGAGATTCTTGGACGTAATCTCTTCTTTAACCAAAGAAACGACAGCTTTAGTATCGAGATTGCGAATTACTACACACCAGACTTTGTAGTCAGGCTTGAGTTTATAAGGCATAGAAGAGTAGTCCAGACCGTTCTGCAACAAGTTGGTACTCTCAATGTCGATGATGTAACGCATATCTTCCTTCCAATAAAATAAGCCTCAAGTCTATCACAACTTGAGGCTTCCGTCAACTATTAGTTATTGTTCAACCAATTCTCTAGGTTGTGCAATGTATGTGTAGCATTATCGTAGTAAATAAAGCCAGCAGGACCAGTCAAACCACATACACGATTCTTAGTTACAGTAATTTCTGTACTATTTCGTGTTAGTTCACTTTCAGCCATCTTGTCTCGCTTTAGCAAAATATTTGCAGAAGCTGATTTGATGATTGTACTTGAACCCATGATGTTTTGCTCACTATCAGCACCGCTTTGACCCGCTGGAGTCTTCCGCATGTGGTTGATGAAAATGAACGTCACACCGTGGCTCTTAATGAACCCTTTAGCCCACTTCATAAAGTCCGCTTGCTCTTCATTACTTAGACCGTCTAGAATGTCTTGCAAGGGGTCTAAAACGATCACCTTAGCACCACATGCTGCAACTAGCTCTTCTACTGTGTCCTGAATCTCTTCGATGGTTCCATCACGGTTATCCAAGAGATAAAACCGAGAGTCACCGTCTGGTGTCATCATCAGTTGTTTAGCTTGCTCTTTAACCCGATCAGAGTTTAAGTAAGTAAGCTTTTCCTCTAAGCTTTCAATCAATGCAAGCTTCTTAGAAAGGTGTCTAGATAATAAGACTTCACCGTACTGACCAGCATCAAGCTCCATCGATACGATACCTACAGTATGTGGAGAGTTGAAAATCCAGTAATAGATTAGCTCGTTTACTAGAGTTGTCTTACCGATACCAGTATCAGCTGCAATGTTCACAATATGACCAAGAGGCATACCACCGACAAATAACTCATTTAGCTTTTGCATGAAAGGTGGGAAAGGAATCTTAGATACTGCAGATTGATCTAGAATTCGTTCGTACAGATTACCAGAAGGTAATACACCAACAGGAATCTGTTTTCTGGAATTATAGAAGTCTTGAATAAAAGCTTTCTCTTCGCCTTTTTCTAGATATTCATTTGCGTCCTTATAACGCATCTGCATAACTTTGACTTTACCTTTTGGTAGTACTTTGATTAGTTGATCAACAGCAGCTTGACCCGCTTTGTCATTATCGTATGAAATAATAATCTGATCAAAAGCATCAAAGAATTTATACTGTGCAGCAATCTGTTTGTGAGAGTTTGCACCTGTAGTTGGACTAACTACAGCAGTTTCAAAATCACCACGATCTGCATTGTATGCTTGAATCATTTGATAGGCTGAGAGTGCATCCACTTCACCTTCTGTGATTACAACATATTTACCACCACGGTTAAACTTGAACTGCATGAACAATTCGCAATCAGCACCTGTGCGACCTTTGGAATAAAAGTCCTTAGGTACTTCACGAATCTTATAGCCTACAAGCTGACCTTCCTGAGTGCATGGATAGTACTGCTCAATGACAGACCCATCCTCAATAGAGAATGCATGTCGAACACCGAACTTTGCATAAGTCTCTCTGGTAATACCACGGAAACCTTTTCCATCTACAGCAGTCTCTGCTTTAATTGCAGTATTCTCTTCTTGTGTCAGTGCAGGTTTACTACTTGGTTTAATTTCCATATCTTCCTTTTCTTTAAAACTCTTGACTTTACTTTTATGTTTAGTCTTTTGTTGCTGCTCTAGCAGTTCTTTATATTCGTCACTAACTTTAGTGAAACCACACCCAAAACAATGACCTGAACCGTCATCGTAGAGGGCGTAGTTATCGACAGAACCGCACTTTTCACAATTAGTATGTCGAATGAAATTAGCCATTAATCTCCTGTTTTAAGTAACCATTTGTTAGAAATAGCTTTAAAACTGCGGTTATGAATGCTGTTGCTCTTAAACACAAGACCTTCACGTTCAGAACCGTTAAGTTCTGATTTACCTTCAGCTTGTGCCAGTATACCGGAAACACTTTCACCTACAAGGGAAATATCTTCAGCAAGAATTGGTACATGTTTAAGACCTAAACGCTCACACGCAGCTTTAAGCTGGACTGGCAAGATATACTGTGCCGTATGAGTATTGTACATGTCATAGACATAGAAGTCAAGCTGAGTCTTGTACTGATTGCCTTGGATGCCTTCACCAATCATCTCACCTTGAATAGCCATACCCTTCATGAAATTACGGCGCATAATATCCTCAATTTGGAACTTACGTGCTACTTTCCAGAATGAATTTGCTTCATCTTCTTTCAAGTCAAGATTACGTGAACACACATGAAATACATCTTCATCGTCTAGATAGAACGTGCAAGAAGAACCATCAAGTTTTTCAGTAATAGACCAAGTATCTTCTTGGAATACACCATTGAATTCTTTTACAAGATTTTGTACACGCTCTTGATCAGTCTTTGGTACTAGTGTAGGGAAATTGCCTCGTGCCATACCAGCAAGTTGAGCATTCATTGGGCGTTCCCATTTGATGATACCAAGCTGTTCAGTTACATCCGAACCTTCATAATCTGCGAATCTTGCACCGGGACCAGCACCAAGTAAAATCGCAAGATTTGCGTTAAATGGTAGCAACAAACCTTGTGAGATTTGACCACGTAGTTTTACTGTACGTAGGCGTTCACCTTTTACACCTTCAAATTCACGAGGCTCTTTACCTTTGGATAGGAATGGTGCAAGCTCTGTTGGAACCCAACTGTCAATTTCTAAGTATAAAGCGAGGGAATCAACTGCAAATTCACCCTTCTTTACTACAACTTTCCAGCCATCGACTACAGCGACTTCAATAGCGTCTGCACCTTCAATGGGTTCAATTGCTGCGATTTTACGGATAGTTGCCAATTTACGTTCTGTCATTTGTTTCTCCTTTATCTAAAAAATACAAAAATCTGAATAATTAAACTAATTACACATATAAACATTGCAGATTTTAGTACAAAGTTTACCCGTTTAATTTCTTTTTGGTAACGTTTCATAAATCATCCTTGTGTCTGATTGCAATGTAAATCGGAAAGCGAGGTACATTATAACCTGTTCCAACATCAAAATACTTAACTTTTGCAAGTTGACCCATCAATGTTTCTCTGCGTTCCCACAAGTCAACTCGAATAGCATCAGTCATACCACTGCCACAACTGAATGTATCGCCTTTAGAGGTGCGTAGAATCAACGATCCCATTGTGTCTAGGGCTACCATACCTTCTTTAGCTGTAGAGCGTTCTGTGCGGCCTAATTCATTGGTCTTTGCAGCGTTAGTATTCGTGTACTTAGGTTCCCAACCAATGATTTCAAACTCATTGTCAACAAAGCGTTTTACTTTTTGTAGTTCTGGATTCTTAGTACCAGATCGACCGCATTTGTAACGTGCATTTTCATCACGAAGCATAACACCTTCTGCACCTTGAGCCAGCATTTCAGCTTCAAACTCGTCAATACAAGCATCATCTGTAACAGGATAATGTTGCAGTAGAACTACTCGCACTGGCAGACGATCATCACGATATAACTGCGATAAACGAGTGTAACGCTCAAGCCAAGATTGCGTAGGGTGAAAGCGATCAAAGACCCAAAAAATAAAATCAGGTTCACCACTCTGACGCATAACTCCAGAAGTACTTTGATTAAATACATCAGGTGCATTCTTATCACCTACAATCAATTCACCATCCATACCGTCTAGCATTTCCCAATGGTGCTTAACATAAGCTTGAATGCTTTTGTTTGGAATTGGTTTAAGACTACGTGAGTAAGCTATACCACCAAATACAATGCAGCGAATACCATCAAGTTTTTCTGACATGTACATACTAGATGGTTGCGTCTTAACTTTAGTTTGCTCAATTGCAAGCTGCGGCTTAAAGCCTTCTGGAATTGTCATCAATGTTCTCCAATCTTAAAAATGCGATAACGTTTGTTACCAAGCTTCAAGTATACACCAGCATAGTAGAAAAGCTTAGGACTTTGATAAATAATTTTTGGAAAATTCATTTAGTTTTCTCCTTAACTTTACTTTTGATAGTCTCAAGCTCTTCTGCAAGCTTCAGTTCAATCAGTTCAACTGTTTGTTTACCAATATTACTCTCTACAATTTGTTGACCAGTGTAAGCACCAGCCATCATCCACATTGTACGCTCTGAAGGTAGTAATGAATTTGTTAGTCCTGCAAGTAAGATAAGAACAATAGGCCAAACACGAATACCCTTCATTGTAGGATACGTATTACCATGCCAAATAATATAACCAATATAAACAACTAATGTAATACCGAATATAAATACAAGTAGCTTTGAAATACTAGCAATTACACCAGCCAGATAAATAATTAATACCAAACTCATCGTTGCACCACCTGTAAGATCATGTTAATACCTTGAATAACCATTTGTTGCTCCATTGGATTCAACTCGTGCCATTTGCGTTTATCACCGAACTTCTCAGCGATTTTAGCCCAAAATTTTTCTACATCACTCATTTGTACATCTCCTTTAAGTTACCATCTGCATCGTAATATGGACGACCCTCGTGAATAGCTAACAACAGTGTTTGAATTCTGTTGGCTAAATGCAAGTCTCTGTCTGAGACTACATATCCTGCATTATACAGTAAAGATTTGATTGCAGCTAGACGACTAACAGCATCTTCAAAATTATCTTTATAGTGCATGGATGCGCTCATTTCGATAAGCTAACTCTTGTTTCATCAAGTCCTCTACGTAAGTTCCATTGATGTGCTGTTGAGTATCAAGTATAGCATTGATATGATCAGTTTCCATATCTTGTAGAGCAATATATTTACCCTCTGGTAGATACTCACCATTTTTACCATAAGATTTCCACACAAAAGCTTCACGAATAGCTTTAAAAGGATCACTTAGGTATACATCCATAAATGTAGGAAGTGTTGTATTAAAGCTACGGCGCAAGTAATCATTACCACCATCTACAATGTAGATTTCACCTGATACCTTATCTCGGTGCTCTTTGTAATCATGTCGGTGGTAGCTACGCAGGTATGTACCATCCGGTGTAATGATAGCATTACAAATAATTTGTTCATTCATCATCTTCATTACTCCATATTTCTTCAATTTCAGGGGAATGTGCAGTAGGATCAAACAGTTGTTCTGCAATTATACCTGCTTGTTGTTCACTGTCAGCTTCAACTTCGATTGTTTCTTCGATTCGCACTGTTACAAAATATTTCATATTTATTTCTAAACAATAAAGGAGAGCCGAAGCCCTCCCTTTGTTACTTACCTACGTTAACCATTCCTTTGAAATCCATCGGTACAACAATAGTTTGTACACGACCTGCTGCAATACCTTCTGCAATCTTCATTTGTGCCTGAGCTTGCATATAAGCGATAGATTGACCAGAGTTAGAACTTAGTGCAGCCATGCGTTCAGATTCTTTCTTAGCAATCTCAACTTCAGTTTGCTTAATCTTTAGTTCATTTTGAGCACGAACATAGTTTGTAGCAGACTGCAAGATTTCAGCATTGGGTAGAATGTTACGTACTTGCACAACAGTCAATGATACAGAACCATCTAGCTTTTCAGCTTTTAGTTGTTCATGTACAGTATCACGAATTTGCTCTTCGATCTTAGCACGATTGTCTGCAACTTCAAGTGACTTATAAGTACGAATAACTTTGTATGCTGCATTATTAACCAATGTACTCATATAAGAGTGCATAAGATAGATATCACCTTTGTGCTCAGTGTGAAAACTACGACTCTTAGTTGAGTACAATTCAGCAACGGATGTTGAATTCAAACCATAGACAACTGTAATATCAAAATCTGCAAGAGGGCTGTTATCTGCAGTCATTGGTGTTTTATTGTCAAGATTAACAGCAATGTCTTTTGTTGGAAAAGTGAGAATAGAACCAATTAGAGTTTGATTCCATGTTCCCGGTTGTAGTTCATTACCTTCAATCTGTTTTGATGCATTGACTCGTACACCGACTTCACCAGTTTCAATACGAGTGCAACCTACAGAAGCCAAAGCGACTGCAACAGCAAGAATAACACTTTTAATAAATTTCATAAATACTCCTTTTAGTTAAAACAAAATTACAATGCCAGCTAGAATTAACACAGCAATGGATGCATTGAATAGCAAGTATAGCACAGATTTGATAAAGGACCACTTGGTTTTTGCATCTGACTCTTTAAAAAAGAAAAGAATTCCTGTTACAAGTAACGTTGTAACTACTAAGACAAAAATTAGTTTGATCATGCATTCTTCTCCATTTGTTTAAACAGTGCGTTGGTTGTACGGGCCATGTTCCATGCCATCTTGAACACTTCATTGACCTTGAAGCCAACATCTTCCTCATAGTCTGCAATGGTTGACCAAGCGTAAGCAGGTTTCTGCATTGCAGGTGTAATCGGACCAGCACTTGGTACTAGCTGTACTGCGTGTGGGCTGGTATAATAGGCAGTAGCCAACTCGTTGTTTGGGCCTCCGGGTGCATTAGGTGTAAAGCACATGTGTACGCAGCACTCTTCTTCGTCCATGAAACCATAGAACGCAGGTTCTTGCACTGGCTTATTCAGAGCAAATTGCAGCTTGAGTTCTCGACCTTGCATCTGCATTAACTCAGCTTCCAATCTTTCATTACGAGCACGTAACAAACGATTCTCTTGTTCTAGTTCATCAATTTCATTTTGCATACGCTCTTCTGCTGTACTCATAGTTTCTCCATTTTAATGTTACGCAAGTTAGGACTCTTACGCATTTGCATAAGATGCCAATCAGCTTCCTTAGCACTGCAACTGTAAGAACGAGTACTGATTGTACCATCGTTCTTTACTTCTTGCCATGTAAGACGAGCATTCTTTACATCTTTAAATTTCATGATCCCATTGGCTCCTGTGCAATTGGTTTGTAGATTGTGTTCATAGTCTCAATTGTACCATCAAAATACTTGTTGAGGATAACTGATGTTCGAACATTGTAGCAAGTACCAAGTCTTGGATGATTGACCACACGAGACAGACTCGCTACTGGATACTTTTCATCGTCAGCCCAATTCCAAAAGATAGCTGGTCCTTCATAGTACACAACAGGCTTTTGTGGTACTTTAGGAATGCATCCATGTTGCATGCAGTGCTTTACTGTCTCGCATTCATCGCAGATAACTCTATTCATATTTACTCCTTTTGTTAATAAACTTTATAAAACTATAATCTTAGATATAACCTAAGATCAACCTGAGTTCAACCTTGAGACTAACCTCTCGACTTAACCCTCGCTCACCCCTCTCATCCCCTCGTTGGACTGGATTGTACACCTGCTCTTGATCTTGTCAAGCCCCTTTTTAAAAATAAATTTATTTGCACATAGGTATTGCAAAGCTGATTTCTTGTGCTATGATCGAGGCTTCAACAACTTTGAAAGGAAATCTTATGATCCTCAAACCTGAATTTGCAAACATGGTAGACCGCATGGGTCTTGAAGATGGCGAATTAGCTTTAGCTGAGATTGTGTGGCAGCGTTGTGAGAAAGCAATGCAACAAAAGCCTCAACAAGAAGCTGTTCTAGTTAGTGACAAGCTGCAGAAGTTCTTGCAGACATATGCATATAACCATCGCAGTGTCGCTCTTACTACAGATGAATTGCATTGGTTGACAACGATGTTTACAACGTTCTTACGTCTAGGTGAAGATAACCTAGCAGCTATTAAAGAAGAGATTCAAGGAGCATGGATGCTGTGTGATCCAGATGATCCTAAGACAGAAGATAATTTTGCATATCTGAATGAACTACGTACAATCCAACAGAAATGGAAAAAGTCCCATAAACGTTTGTCTTCTATTCAAGCTAAACTCAAGAAAAACCGAAAGATGTAATGACACGTAAACGCTATGAAATTATTGCTACTGCCTTCGATAAGAAAGGTCGTGTGCTAGGTACAGGAGTCAATGACTACAATCGCAGTCACCCTTTGATGAAACACTTTGCTGTTAAAGCTGGTGAATCAGAACAGAAGGATAAATTGCATGCTGAACTAGCAGCTGTACTTGCATCAGGTCGTAAGAATATTCATAGCGTTTTTGTTCAACGCTTTCACGGAGATGGTTCAATGGCTACTGCTAAACCATGTCCAACTTGCCAAGCTATGCTAAAAGGTTTTGGCGTAAAGCTTGTGCGTTATACATCTGAAACAGGAGTGCAAGAGTATGAAATTTTATAATCCATTTAAACCACACATTGTTCAATTTTCGAATGGTAAATATGCTGTACGCAGGTGGAATCTATTAGCTTGGGAATATAAAGAACACATTACATTTGGTAATGAAGTTATTTATTGGTGGAATGCTATGGAGTATGTCAAAAAGTGGTGCATGATAGATACACTTGAAGAAGCAAAAGCTTTACGTGAAAAACGTAAGATTAAAGTCAAGACGAAAGTAATTCATGGCTAATCAGACAGAACTTGATGCAACTTACATGGGAACTGCTATATTGCACAGCAAGCTATCCAAGGCCCGTAGAGCGCAAGTAGGAGCGATTTTAGTGACTAGGCAAGGTGTTACCCTTACTGGCTACAATGGGACTGCTGTAGGCCGTCCTAATGGATGCGAAGAAGAAATTTGGAACGGGCATGATCAGGGTACATGCTTAGTCACAAAACCAGAAGTCATTCATGCTGAGTTAAACTGCATCATGAAAGCTGCTCGTGAAGGTGTAAGCTGCGTAGATGCTACAGTCTATGTTACACTAGCACCTTGTGTACAATGCGCTGCTATGATGCTACAAGCTGGTGTTAAGCGAGTTGTATATCTGCAACAGTACAGAGATGATTCTGGTGTTAAACTGCTGCAGGAATCTAATGTAATGGTACAATTGTACGATCAACTTTAAGGAGAAATAGACATGGCATTGAAAGATCAAAAAGACGTATTGATTGCGTGGATTAATGGTGAGACTATTCAAGTTAAAGTTGGGGATACATGGCATAACTGTAGCAAGTTTGCTGAATGTCATTCAATTGGTATTTCTGATGGTCAATACCGCATTAAACCTAAAGAAATTGTAAGTACTACTTGTATTGGACGTTTCGCTGACGGTGGACACCAGACATATTCTGCTAAAGGAGAAGGAAATATTCACAATCTTCGCCTAACATGGTCAGATGATGGTAAAACACTATTGAAAGCAGAGGTTATCTGATGAAAACCTATAAAACAGCAGTAGTTGTAGAATCAGAAGTAGAAATTCGTATTAATCCAAATGTAGATACTGATGAATTAATTAAAGAATTTAGCGAATGCATCTTTGGTGTAGACAGCATTGAAGAACTAGCGGAGTTTGCATCTTCCCGTATAACACAAGGTGAACCATCTTTTATCGAAGGTATTGGTCGTGTAAAATACGATTATGGTCAACATTGGGAAGAAGATGTTGTAATGCATTATACTTTTTGCATGAGTACATCAACAGAGATTGTAGACTAATGCTGCGCTGGTCTGGTACAATCTTCTACATGATCGGTATGCTGCTGACTTCTCTAAATATTTTTCCTTTGAATCTAATATTTGGTGCAATCGGTGGTATACTCTGGTGTATCGTAGGCTTTAACTACAAAGATAAAGCTTTGATTCTAGTGGAGGCTGCTTCTGCAGCTATCTATCTGTTTGGACTTTTACATTGGAGTATTAAATGAACAAACAAATCAAGGAACTTGCTGAACAAGCAGGAGCCAAAATCCACAAAGAACAAACCAGAAGTGGTTATTGGGTAGATTTCTCAAACTATGATGGGTTTGACCATGAAAAGTTTGCTGAGTTGCTTATTCAAAAATGCATGTCGCTCACTGAAAGATGCATGAACGATAACACAATATTTGCCCTTAACGGTGCTGAAATTATTGCAGAACATTTTGGAGTTGAAGAATGAAACAAATCATCTACAAAGGTCTTTGGCTCATGAAAGGTTCTACTGCTCTTGAGTTATGGGAAGCTTGGCAGAAAGAAACAAAAGATCGTCCAGCTGCTCAACGCAAGTTAGATCAGCACATGAAGGATATTTTCACTCGTCATAAAGAACTATTGGAGAGATATTAATGCAACCTACTCTGTACCTGATCCGTGGTGTTCCCGGCTCTGGCAAATCAACTTTTGCTCAACTGATGAATCAGCAAGCAATGACTTTGATTAATCTAGAAGCTGATGATTATTTTCAAACTTACAACCCACTGACCAATTCTTTCGATTATAATTTCGATCCTACCAAGCTTCAAGCTGCTCATAAGTATTGCCAAACAGCTGCTAAAGTATTCTTGCGTGATGGCTTCAATGTCTCTGTCTCAAATACTAGTGTAACTGATTGGGAAGTTCAAACTTATTTGGATATTGCTAATGAATGCAATGCAAAATTTGTCAGCTTAATTGTTGAGAACTACCACGATGGTAAGAATATTCATGGTTGTCCTGATGAAAAAGTACAGCAAATGAAAAAGAAATTCAGTATTAAACTTTAAGGAATAACATGCTGCTTACTTACGAACAACAAATGAATCTAGTTAACCGTGGATTGGCTACGATGAAAAACGATGGTAAATACACTACCTTCAAATATCATCGTAGGGCCATGTATGACTATCTCTGGCATAAAATTCCAGACCTACTAGAGTGCAGAGGTCATGTCTATGATAATGCTACGCATGTTCTTGTTCAGGCTGCTCCACGTAAGTCTTTCAATTACCTTGAGCGCAATTACTGGAATGAAGTACCACTAGATACTCCAGTTGAGATGTACAAAAAGATAAATGGTTTTATGGCTTGCGCTACAATTCATAATAGTGAACTGGTAGTATCTACTACTGGTACTACTACCAGTGAGTATGCTAAATGGGCTAAAGAGCAAATATTAAGCACTTATAGAAATTATGATATGCTATTAGACAATAAGACTACTACGCTTTTTGAAGTTGTAGTACCTCAAGACCCTCATATTGTAAATGAACGCCAAGGTTTGCATCTGCTAGGTGTGCGTGAGAAGGATACAGGTGATTTTTATCCTTTAAGTGTCCCTATTAAATGCAGTCTTGAACAAGCACTAGAAATTACAAAGCATGACCGTGGTGAAGGTTTTATGGTATATCCTATGTTGCCAAATGGTTTGTACGATTACAATCACTGCTGTAAACTAAAGACTCCATACTATGTCGGTAAGAAAAAATTGATGCGTATGACGGCAAAGAACGTTGAATTGATGTACAATAACCTTCCGCATGCAATTTCTACCTTACCGGAGATGTGGCATGAGATTCCTGAGCAGATTGTACAAAGCGTCCATAAAGACACATGGTTAGCTATGAACGATCAACAACGCAGGGTAATTCTTGAAGATTTAAATGGAGTTTAATTATGCGAAAGTTCAGTGAAGTGCTGGAACATTATCTTGATCAACGTGAATCTCTAAATGGTGATGACTATTATGATCTACCAATTCATAGTCGTAATGCTATGAGAGAGCATCTGCAAGATTTAGCTGACGAGTTAGATCAGATTGTAGCGAAAGTACAAAATGCAGGGGCATAATTTTAACCGTACATTGCATGCCAAAGGTATGTTTGTGTATTGCAACAACTGTGGTCTTATTCGTCTAAATAATCGAGCAACTGAAAAGCAAATTAATAAGCCTTGCGTTGGATTGCGAGAGCTAGAAGACGAAGAGTATTTGAAACTCAAAGGTCAATTAAGGGGAAAGAAATGAAAAAGAAATTTTGGATTGTGTATTGGTCTGATTCAAGTGGTTACACTGAGTTTGTAGAACTGTGGACTACCGAGCATCAAGCACAAATTGCAGCTGAAAAATATCAAGACTCTCATGGTGATACAATTCTTTACACTTATGAAGAAATTGAGGTAATGAAATGAAAGTATTTACTAGTGATTTGCACCACGAACATCGTAGAATTGTTGAATTCACTAATCGTGGCAAGGATACTACACAACAACGTCACACTGATTGGCTAGTCAACCTCTGGAATAGAAATGTAGATAAAGGTGATGTATGCTATCATCTTGGAGATTTTTCTTTTGCTAAAGACTATGAATCAATTCGATCTTTTGTAAAAGCATTGAATGGTACGAAGATTCTTATCAAAGGTAATCATGATAAACGGGAATACCTAGATCAACTTGTAAGAGATCAATTAATCACTGCATGGTATGATTACAAAGAAATCAAGATTGCTGATAAATCAGTAGTGCTATTTCACTACCCTATTTCAAGCTGGCATAAGCAAGGCTATGGTTCATTGCATTTGCATGGACATTGCCACGGAAATCATGCAGATAGTATGGGTAAAATGCTTGACGTAGGGCTGGATTCAGCATATAATCTGTATAAGGAACACCGCTTCTTTACGGAGGATGATGTTCTAGACCTAATGCAATATAAATCAGTGCATGTTGCTGATCACCACAAGGAGTATAAATGATTGAAGTAAAAATTATCAAAGATAGTTACAATATTGAAATGCGTTCAAGGCTAACTACATTTGAGTTAGTCTATCCTCGTTTCATTCACGGTGAGCTAATGACGCATCGTATGTTTAGTCGCAATGCTGCAAGTTCTCGGGCAATCCCTATCGATAAGGTAATTGAGCTACTGCAGACAAATCCAGCTATGCCTGTGCATTGGGGTAAGAATCAAGCAGGGATGCAAGCTAATGTTGAGATTGACAACATCGAAGGTGCAAAACTTCTATGGTTAGCTGCTCGTGATAGTGCCATTAATCACGCTATTGTCATGCGAGATATGGGACTGCACAAACAGATCGTTAATCGTGTTCTAGAGCCTTACCAGCTTATGAAGACAATTATTACAGCTACTGAGCTTAATAACTGGTTTTGGTTACGTGCTCATGCAGATGCACAACCAGAAATTAGAGAGCTTGCAGAAAAAATGCTTCTGGCTTATGATGAATCAGAACCAATTGCACTATATAAAGATGAATGGCATGTACCATATGTAAATACTCAACGTAGTCGAAATACTTTTGAATTATTCTACATCGATGAAAATGACAAATACATCACTGCAGAAGAAGCACGTATGATCAGTGCCAGTTGCTGTGCTCAGGTCAGCTATCGTAAGAACGATGGAAGCCTAGAGAAGGCTGAGATGGTTTTTGATCGCTTAATTAATTCAGTACCAGTGCATGCTAGTCCAGTCGAACATATTGCTACACCGATTACAAAAGAGGATATCTATCGTGCTATGGAGCCTGAAGCAGAACCTGAAGGTATTACACACGTTGATATTAATGGTCAACCTTGGTCAGGTAATCTACGTGGATGGGTTCAGTTTCGACAACTCATTCCAAACAATGTAAAGGAAGGTTAATATGATCAGTGAAATCGATGTTAAAGACTGGCAAATGCTTTCTGATCCTTTAAAACTAAAGTCTTTAAAAGAGGGTGAATTATTTAGCGTAGCTGGCAGTGATAAATTATTTAAACTGGTAGCAATTGCAAATGAGATTATTTTTGCTGAAACAGTAGAAGTTTTTCATACATTTGCACTACCAAGTTTTATGGATGTATTCAAATGGCAGTTAAAAAGCTGAATTCGTCAACTAAAACTAAGAAGCTTATTAGAATGACCTCTGAGTCCTCGAAGTACTATCTGTATGAAGTAGAGGATATCGTTGGTCATTTTATTGCACACATCCAGAATGAACTGGCTACTAATGGTTTAGTAAAGATTGATGGTCTTGGTACGATCAAAGCAACTAAGATGAAATCTATGCTGAATCCAGCTTTTCGTGGAAATCATGCTACAATAGCTCATAACGCAATCAAGCTGTCCATCAAAGTTGATGAAGCAATGCGTCAAAACCTCAAGGAGAATTATGTTGACCAAAGTATTGAACAATCCTAACGAGTTACCACCAAAATGGCCGTTTCCTACTTATAACAATCAACGTACAGCTGAGAGTCAAGCACTGTTAGATCAAAAAGTACATACTAAGACTAAAACAGACGTATCTGATGTTGAGGATGCCCTATTTTAATGCAAAATAAGATTAAAAAGAAGATTAAAAGACTTGACAAACCAGCAAAAATTGATGTACAATCAATCTTCTCAGAAGATAGTTTAGAATTCAATAGCTATGAAGATGAGAGAGAGGTTATAGCAGATTTGCTATATTCTCATGATAAAAAATTTTTAACCACAATGAAAGAGAGTAAATATGACTGAACAAGATTTTCGCCAAGAACTGGATGCAGTAGTAACTAAAGGTTTAAATGAACTTGATGTTGGAGTTGTATACGGCCAATTGGCAACCATTAAGCAATTTGTTGAAGTTGTTTATGAGAACAATATTGCAAACTATCTACAACGTCTACAGCAAGCTCAACTTGAAGCACAAGCTCAAGCCAGTAACCCTGCTGCAGAATGAATATAGAACAGTTTGAACAGGCAATTCAAAATTTATTCCATAAAGCGAATGAAGAAGAATTGCCAATTGACTACATCTATGATGTACTACATCGCCAAGCTTTGATTGCTGAAACAATTTTAAAGGTTGGTATTGAAATGGCTTATAAAGAAAGGTTCAAATAATGCGTTACACTGTAAAATGGAACAACGGCTACTGGAAAGTATTCGACAATGTGCAATACACTGATGTTCAAATGTGCAGTCTACAGACCGAAGCTAATGCTTTGGCTTTGCGTCTAAACAACCGATAAGCAACTGGCTGATATCCTTACGGGTATCAGCCTTATTTTTCTATCTAAGGAGTCATCATGGAATTGGAAACAGTAATTATGCGTAGTAAAGTATCAAACACATTGTACGATGTAGTTGAAATTGATATGGACGGAGAGATTGTGAATACTATTAAGCGTTCAGCTACTTTCGAGCAAGCTCAAAATATTTTAGAAAAATTGTTCCCTGAGCTTGGAACAGTGCTATAATTCAGTCATTGCAACAACACACAGAAGGATACATCATGCAAAGTTCTTACATCCAAAACACCAAAGGCAAGAAAAAACGCTTTGATGACGGTGGATATGAAGAGACTCCAGTTCGCAGCGACAAGAAGAAAAAGAAAGATTTCAGTAAGCAACGCCAGCAAAAGCGAGGTGAAGAATGACATTCATCATTAATGTAGCTATTGGTTTTGTCCTTGCTTATAATGGATTAACTATCTTTACTTGGGGCTTCTGGATCATTTTGTTTCTACTTTATATTCAGGATATCTATAATGGCTAAGAAACAACCAGCAAAAGAGTTTATGTATGGAGTAGGTTTTTATTGGGAAGGTGATAGTGGAGCCGTAAGTCTTTATACGCAAATTAACGAAGTTTTCTATGGTACAATGAAGCAAGCCAAAAAGTTTCAAGCTTATTGCCAAAATCGTCCTGATAACAAGGGTGAAGATAAGCGCAACTATAAAATATTTCAACTCGTGGAGATTCCAGAATGAAAGAACATGTAAAAGATTTGCTAAAGCATCTGGTTTATTATGTAGTTTTTCTACTGATAACTACATGTGCAGTTATTGAGTATCAAAATTACTCAATTAACAGACAATCAGAAATTATTGAAAATGCTAAATTACAAAAGTTGAAAGCTAAAGAAAAAGATTGTATTAAAGCTGCTCTATGGCATGAGGCTCGTGGAGAGGGTGAGTTTGGAATTAAAGCTGTTGCCTCTGTGATTGAGAACAGGGTTAACCATCCAGACTATCCTGCAACTTACTGTGAAGTTATTAATCAACGTAAGCAATTTAGCTATACCCTGTCTGCCAAACCTACTGGTTATTACTTAGATGCATCTATTAAACCAGCTGATCGTGAAGTTTTTAATCAAATTTCAGAGATAGCTGAAAAAATGATAGAAAAAGAATTTAAACCAGTTATTCCGACCTCTGTTCTATGGTATACTCATGTATCAATTAGAAATTACTGGACAAAAACAAAGGCGGTAGTTGGAAGAATTGGTAATCATCGTTTTTACAAAGATAAGGAGTAATTTTATGAAACCACATAAACATGCAACATTCATCAAGGCTTGGGCTGATGGTGCTGAGATTGAATATTATAGTAAAGAACTTGGTTGTTGGCAAGAGATCGGTGATCGTTGTACTAGTTGGAATCAATACACTCAATACCGCATCAAACCCAAACCAGTAATCAAAAAGATGTACATGCACTACGATAGTATTGAAGGACGAGTACATAATCAAGTTTGGGATGGTATGCAAGTTCCCCAACAGATGTTTTTCACAAATTCTGCTATGTCTGACCACATTGAATTTACATTCACTGACGGTAAGCTTACATCTGTTAAAATGATGGAAGGCAAAGACTAACCTTTATTTCCCTGTGGGTATATCCTACAGGGATTTTTTGTTGTATAATTGAGGCTTCAACAACAGGAGTTATGATGAAGACTTACAAATTCTATGCTGATCCCGGTCACGGATGGTTAGCTGTCAAGATTACTGAATTGATGGAACTTGGGATTATTACTCAGATTAGTCCCTACAGCTATATGCTCGGTGGTACTGCTTATCTTGAAGAAGATTGTGATGCAGTTTTATTCTGGGAGGCATATAAAGACCATTCTGGTTCATATCCACATCCTGTAATTAAACATACTGATAAACGCAGTCCAATTCGTAGTTATGATGGCTACAATCGAAATAAAGCTGTAGATTTTGCTTTGACTAAACTTGGAGAAAAGAAATGAAAGTTTGGATTGGGTATGAATGCCATTACGATTATTGCGATGTTTGGAAAGGTGCTGTGAAAGTCTTTGATGATGAGGTCAAAGCTTTAATTTGGAAAGAAGATTTTGTAGAAACTGACGTTGAATGGCGTCAATATGAAGAATTTGAGGTAGAGTAATGAATAAAAACATGACCTTGATCGATTTGGCAAACTTGCTGAACTACATTCACATGCATCATTCACCATTTGCTGCAGGTTCAGGTCGTAGAGTAGTTAAGTACGTAGACCCACATATTGATATGCGTGATGGCATGTGCTTTGCTATTACTTTCCGTACATACGGTGGTGAATTCAACTTTTATACAACAAACGAAGAGCGAGATAACCCTGAAAATTTATTCACTCGTTGTATGCTTTGGTTAAATTCTGATATAATCTAGGCTTCAACAACTGGAGACACTGTATGATGACTATGCGAGAACTTAACATTGGTGAGTTCCAAGAGTGCGACTATGGTAACTATTTCACTTATCGCAAGACCGATAACCTGTGGGCTATTGAGCATGGTTTCATGCATGAAGTTGACGTAGGAGATTGTCAGGTACGTTTTGCACGAGTGCTTAAAACTGTAGCATATATTTGCACAGATGAAGATGCTCAGTGCAGACCAGTATATCAAATCTGGAAAATTAAGAAACATATTATTTATACAAAGGATTAAAAATGGTAGCTTTTTTTGCATTCGTAGCTTGTATATTACTTGATGCTCCTTGGTGGGCATTTGTAATTGGTTATTTATGTATTTTAATTGAAGATTAAGGAGAAATATGAGACAACAGATAAAAGTAAGAACTTATGATTTAAGTCTTTGGGGTTTACTCGATGGAAGATCACCAGAAGAAGTCAAAGCTGAATTAGATCGTATAACTAATGATCACCTTTCTTATATCAGAGAAGGTTGCACTTTACGTTTTGATTTGAGCACTGGATATGATAACGATCTAGAACTTTCTTTATTAGTCTTTAGACAAGAAACATATGAAGAATATGCTATACGTAATACTCAAGAAAATATTGAAAAAGAAAGACTTAAAGCTCAACGATTACAAGCATATTTAACACTAAAAGCTGAATTTGAAGGAGGTAACAATGGCGCATGATGCTGGAAAAGGTGCAAAGCCTCGTCCTTATAGTATTCCACAAGAGGAATATGTAGAACGCTTAGGCACAATCTTCGAAAAGAAACAGCAAACAGAAGTACCTAAATGTCCTGTTTGTGAAGGTACTATGCACACACAAACCAATTGGCGTTTCTTCTATTGCGACAATGCAGATTGCAGTGGTTCAATTCATAAAAGTTGACTAGATTGAAGGGTTATACGCATGACTCCAAAAAGTTTGCTATAATTCTTCCATCGACAACACTAATGGAGTTTAAGATGCGTAAGATTCAAGCTGTTTACCGTGGTGCAACTTC